CCACTTGTTGAATCTCAGCGTCCTACTCTTCTTCCTCGATTTTTTGCAAACCACTTCGTTTTGCTGCTCGCTCAATTCGTTCATAATCCTCCCGGCATTCCGGATTGCAGAAAGCGCCACGTGACGCTTCACCGCAATTCAGGCAGTGGCCGTTATGTTTCGGTACCGGCTTTCTCACTCTGAGTGCCGCATCTCTCGCCAGAAACTCACGCTCCGCCGCACGGTCCAGATCATCCATGTTCTTCCAGGCATTCCAACTTGGCTCGAACATCAGTTTCATGATCTCCAGTCGCTATGCCGGCGCAGGGATGAGTGGCAATAGCGGGGGGCGCAGGGGTTGCCTTAGGGGCATGGGGTTTGTGTTCCTTCGGCTTCGGCGTTTCCCGTGGCGCTGTAACATCAATGGCCGGGGAAACAGGTATTGGTTTTTGTTCGCCCGGTGGAACGGTACAGGCCACCAGAATGGTGGCGGCGATTAAAAGTGCATATCGCATCATCTGCCTCCTCTTGGCCAATGCTGGATAATCCGATCCAGCTTTTCGTTGAACTCGCGCATCGTTTCACGCTGTTCTGCGCGGGTGGATTTGATCTCGTCGCTCAGACGCTGATTCGTCTGCTCCTGATATTGCTCTCCACGCTTGATACCGGCGATGTCGTTCTGGATAGTGTTATAAGTCGCTATCCCAGAGGCCAGTAGCCCCGTAATGCCCAGTATCCCGCTAAGCGTCAGGGTGAAATTCGACGCCCCTTTACGCTGCGGCTTTTCTTCATCACACGTCATGCTTACCCCACGATCAGGAGAGAGATGCCCCATACCAGCAAAGTGACCGCGATTGCGCCTACAATTACCAACGCCGTCCACTTCGATGCCTTCAGCTTGTCCAGCAGGCTGTCGGCTTCAGCATCAGCAGCAGCATTCAGTTGAACAGCTTTTTCTTTCCACTTCGGGGTTGGCAGCGACATTTGAAACCTCCAATAAAAAAGCCGCCCGCGGCGGCATATTTCCTTCATGTGATAGTTACGGCAGTGGACTGAGCCATGCGCGCTTTGCGTTGGCGACATAAGCTGACAGCCCGGCCCGGTTCAGGTACACATTCACTGCACGGAATTTCCATGCCCACTTCAAGGCCTTGATGATGCAATCCGTATCGGTGGAATCGGCAAGGCCAGCCCTGGCCCATGGAATCTCTTTCGAAACGATGGTCGGGATGCCGCAACGCACTGAATCCGCAGCGACGATATTGAACGTCTCGGAGAAGCTGACCTGCATGCACAAGTCCATGCTCGAGATGAGATCCAAGAAGTCGTCATGCTCCAGCCAGTCATGCTTGATCAGCTCGTGACCAGCATTGAAGAAGAGCGCATCGAGATTGCGAACCACCGATTCGCCTTTCTGCTCGACTCGCCCGGCATTGATGTGGAACCTCAATCGAGCCTGCACGGAGTCGGCAAAGCGAATGGCGGAAACTGCCTGCTGGAGATGGTTCTTAAGCGGACGAATCGCGCCGAAACACCCGATGTCGATTACCCGTTCGCGCTTCTTCTTGCCAACGAAACGGGTATAGATGTCCGGGTAATAGTTGGGCAGGTAGATGATCTTGCGCGCATCCTCAGGCCATTGCAGAGCCTTCAGATCAGCAAGCAGAGATGGACTGTTGACAGCCACGTAAACGCTATCCTGCTCCACGTAACGACTGATCCAGTCCATCGCAATGCCTTCGTTTGCCAGGAAAGGAAGGTTGCTGTGCAACCGCACGATCCAACGCACATTGGGATGCAGCTTGCCCAGAATCTCGAACTTCTCCGGCACAACCCACAGCGCCTCGATGGTTACGTGAGTCGGCCGGTACTGATGCACCTCGCGATCGATGTCGTTGTTGTCAGTTACGACAACCAGCTTCGACTGGACTCTGGCGCGCACCAGCATGTCATGGACGAACGTCGAGGAATTGAGCAATCCAGTTGAAAGGTTACCGGCGTAATCTTCGCCACAACCTTCCCTACGCTTCAGGATAAATAGAATTTTGGGCATAAAAAAAGCCGCTCAAGGCGGCCTGTAATGTTTATAGTACTATGATTTCAAAGAAACTTTATTGAGTAGTAGACTGCGTCGAATATCAGGCAGGACAGCAACCAGAAAGCCAGGTCGAGCTTTCCCACTCCTTGCCACTGGTGCTGCTCGAGTTCTCGCTCTACCGCGACTATCATGACGAATATAGGCGCTGCCCAAGCCGGAATAGGCCAAATGAAAGCAGCCATCAGGCACGCACCATAGAACATATGCAGGGATTGATCGCGCACTTCACTGAGCGTGGGTTTATTCATACATCACCATTGAATCGCATCCAATGCAGCCTGACTCGGATTCGCGCCCAGGGCATTGATCTGATCCCGCAGGAGTTGGCGTTTTCCGGTCAGCGCGCCGTGCAGCGGTGCCAGGGCGTCGGCATTGGCAATGATCAGGGAGGCGAGCGCCGCAGGGGCAATGCCGCGCGCTTGCGCCGCGCTGTTGATCCATGGAGTATCTTTTGTCCCGAATGCCCTTGCTTCATCTTCCTGCTTGGGCCAGGACGCGATCTCGTCTTCCGGATACCCGGCTGTCAGCGCCTTAACTGCCGCCTCATATGCGGTATTGATTCGCGAATGAGCATCTGCGATCAGATCCGCAGCTGTTGGCGTCGGCAGCTGAAAATTGATCTGTACATAAGTTTCAGGTATCAAATGATCCTGAGACCCATCTTCTTCGTATGCATAGACGTTGCCGTCATCACCTCGGTAATATTTCATCTCAGTTCAAACCATTTATTGGTTACGCCGGCATTGCCGAATTGAATCTGGTAGGTTGCTCCCGGAGGAACAAGGAAATAGGCAAATGCGCTATATCCCGGGCCATTTGAATACAGCGAGTTCGATACAATCTGCACGCCGTTGACGAATGCGTTGGCGATCATATTGGTGATACCCCCGGTGGTGCTCCAGGCCGATACTGCGATGGTCCGGCCTGTCGAGTTTGTGTAGGTGACTCCCGAAAAGCGGCTCCCTGAAAGATCCTGATAGCCTTGGTTAAACCCCAGAATTACCGCCGCCAGATTGGCAGGAGTGATGGCCCGTGTGGTATCAGTATGGGTCTGTGCTTCGGCATCGGTCGAAAGTTCAACGACGCCGGTTGCAGCAGATGTGGCCGGCTGTTTTATGGCATTGAATGCGTTGGCTGCCGTGGTCTGCCCCGTGCCACCGCTTGCGATCGGCAGGGGAAGAGCAAGCCCTAAGGTAGCTCTCGCCGTCGCCGCATCGGGATCATTCAGGAGAGTCAGGATGAAACTGCTCACGAGCGACGCGTCCAAGGCACCCAATGTAGTGCGCGCTGTTGCCGCATCCGCATCGTTGAGCAATGTCCGGATAAACGCCGAAATGTCAGCCAGCGCCGCCGCTCCGCTTCCCGTAAAGTACGGTAGCTTATCGGCAGCCGAAGCCAGCGCTCCCAAAGCGATCAGATTGGCGTTGGAGAGCGATTCCTGAAGCGCGACGTTGGTCAGCCCGGCGACAAAGTAATCTCCTGCTGCCCAAGTTCGAGCAGTCGTTCCGTCAATACCCCGGCCGCCCACCGCTATCGTCATCGTATCGGTAGACCGCGCTTCGACCTTCACGACCTCACGATTGCCAGATGCGTCTTTGAATATCCCGTAGAAGTAGTCTCCTGCCGCCAAAGCAGGAAAGAGCAGGCCCTGTCCGGCGGTAACGGTAAAGTTCAGACCGGTTGTCCCGCTGGGCGCTGATGCAATCTGTGCTTTGCCAAAATTACTAAATTTGAGTCCAGCCATTATCTGCCCCTCGCATTGATGGTCGTGCGCAATGGTGCCCGCGTATAGTTCCGCGCCTGCCTCATGCCGGCCTGTCCAGTCAGGACCGTGAATTGTTGCTGGTGATAGGTTGCGAGCTGCAGTTGGGTATATGGCTTCTTGGGCGAGGCCATCAGTCGGCCAAATGCACCATGAACCATTGCGTCCCGGTACTCATTGAAGATGTCATCGTCGATACCGATTGCCGCAGGCGATGGCTTCAACGCCACTTCGAGTTTCAACGTACCGGCCACGTCAGGCGTCGGCACAAGGGAGAGCGATGTTGCGCCACCCAGGACATACTGAGGCGTACCGGATTGGTTGCGCCAGTCATAGATCTGGATCCCGGATTCCCCTGTGTGGCAATCGATCTCGTTACCTTCGAACTCGGCATAGGTGACGGCATGCACCACGGCCTGATCAGGAGGAACAAAGTTGTACGAGGGGGCGCCGGCCGTCACTGCGATGTCTGGATGAACGTACTTCCACGCCAGTGATTGCGAGCAGAAATCAATGGCTGCCTGCCGCAGTGCGACATCGATAGCCACGAATGGGCAGCCAGGAAGGTCGCCTGCCACAAAATCATAGAAGTTATCCCACGTTTTCACGGCTGCGCCTCGCTACCGAATAGTTGAGCAAACGCCAGGGAGCGGCCGGAATTCATCTTTTCGTCATCAATCGTCTCGGCCCTGAACGTGCAGTAATCGGCGAGCGTTTGAACGTAGCCGGCGGCCAGCGGGAAGGCGTCTGTGAGCACGTTCTGTCCTGTCGGAAGGTTTGCGTACTGCCCGACGAATAGATCCGGCCGGCGCTTCACTAAAGCCATCATGCCGTGGTTGGCGAACGCCAGCAGCGTTGCATCGGTCACGCGAACCTTGTCCTCGTCGTTCAGCGGAATGCGCGCAAGATCGACAACGGATTGGAAGGTGAAAGCCATTATTTGCTTTCTTCGTCCATCTCATACCGGCCAAACAGGGCGATCACCTTGTGCCGGATAGTGTCCTCGCTCTGGCGCTTGTCCAGGCGCTCGTTGTATTTGGTTTCAGCCCATTCAACGAGAGCTTTCTTATCCATTGCGTGGAAATCCACGACAGGCAGCGGCTCTTCGACAGACTTCTCATCCTCGGTCAAATCTATGGGGTCATTACCTTCCTCATCGTTCATCTTTACCCACGTGTCGCGGAAATGCAGTAGCCGTTCAGCCACCCCAGAGGTCACGTTGCGCACCTGGCCTGGACTCCAATGCAGTCCTACGCCGCGAATGCTGTCCTGCTTGTCGCACTTTCCGATGTATTGCACTTGCATGTTTTGCTCCAAAAAAAGAGCGGCCCGAAGGCCGCCCCAAATCACCACTTCAGGAGATATTACTTGACGCCTTCGGCCTGTCCCTTCACGACTGCGGTCACTTTGCCAGAAGCAAAGGTGGTAGCAGCAGCAGTCATGGTGAGAATGACGTACACGTCCTTTTCGAACTTGATGGGCTGGAAGGCACATACCTTGCGCCCAGCAGCGGTCATGAACGTAGCCGTTGCGCTGAAGTAATCATCCACTGCTGTCGGTCCATCGGCATTGACCGGCGCATAACCGATCTTGGCGGACAGGGTTGTGCCGGTATCCAGGTCATCATTGATGATGTCGAGGTCCGTGACCAACATGCCGGCCGGGATAATCACAGGGCGATACACATCCGCCAGGGCACCAGCGGTCGGGGTAACGGTACCGTAGACTATAGTCCCGTTTCCGTAACCTCCCATGAAGCGCGCCTTGGACGTCAAATCAGGTGCATTGAAAGTTGCCATTGGGAAAACTCCTTGAGAATTAAAGGACTAGCGGGACTATGCCAGCTCCCGCTCACGTCATAATTGATTACAGCACAACCGCGGAATCGACTGCGATCACGCCGAAGTCGGTCGGGACCTTGGTGCCGGTGCCGTCATCGACGGAGAAGCGCACCTTGGAATGGCCGCATACCTTCTCGCCCATGACTTCCAGGTTGCTCTCGAAGTTGTACCAGTGCTCCTTCCATCCGAACTGGATACCGCTGGTCTTGGTCTTGCCATAGGCAATTCCCAGGGCCTGCGCGCCGAGCAACAGCCCGCGCTCGACCGCATAACCGGCTCCCAGCGAACCGTTGACGGTCTGCGCGCTTTCTGTCGCGGTAGCGGCATTGCCAGAAGTGATGATCTGGGTAGAATCACCCGGCATGAAACGGATGGCGCGCTCGTTCTTGATCACCAGGATGCCGTTCCACATTCCGACTTCGCCGGCGAACAGCGGGTGGCGCGTATCGAAATACGCTGCACGGTTCACGGCGTTTTGCTGGAATGCCCGCAAGGAGCCTTCCGTCAGCAGGATGGAATACTGGTTCGGCGTTGCCAGGAAAACCCACATCTTGGAGGTTTGCGCCGCCTTGTCGCCGTCCATCTTGACCGGCTGCAACGGCTGATCCATGTCGTCCAGACGCTTGCGAATATTGTCCAGATGGGCCAACTTGAGCTGATCGGTGGAGGCGATGGAAGCCAGTTGCTGGCCTCCTGCCGTCAGATTCGCGCCGTTCACCACGAAATGCCGGTTGAACGTGGGAGCCTTGACAGGATTGACCATGACAGAAGCGAAGCTCGGCGCACTCTGAAGGGGAATGGTCCAGTCCGTACCTTGCTGCGATCCGCGCGCCCCGGCAAGATGCACCAGAGAAGTTTGCGCGGTCAGGCGGGGGAAGTAACCCGACAGCTCGGCCAGCGCAATTTCTCGCAACTGCCATTTGGTGCGTTGCTGAGACATGCTGCCGCCTGCATCAATGACCTTGCTGGACAAGTCAATTTTTATGTCCATCGAGGAGAACGAAAGGGAGTTACCCTTTCCTTCCCGGTTGACATCGCCCATCAGCGGCTCCCCGCCAACGGTATCGACCAGATCGAGCGACACGGTGTCGCCAGGACTCTTCATCAGGTTATCGATACGCACGATGGGCATGCCAGGGGCGGATTGACCGGCCACCTTACTCATGGCGGCATTCGGCTCGATAGGCCCGACGAGGTTATCCATTGCCGTGGTTGCTTTCAGCGTGTTTGCCAAAAGCGCAGCGCTATACTGCTTGATTGCCAGCGAGCTGCCGCTGGCGATATTGGTTTCAGCCATTTCCTATTTCCTTTTAATCGAGTTCGGCCCTCAAGGCTGCGGCTTTGTGCGCCGGCATCTTCATCAGCTTCGCGGCAAGCTCATGCGGGTTCATGTTCGCAAGTTGCTCTGCCTCGGAAGTGGATGTGACGCCTCCTTGAATATCCGATAGGGTTGTGGGTTTCCGCACCGGAGCGGCCTCTACCTTTGCTTTCGCTTCGGCCTTGGTCTGCTTCGGATCGGCTGGTTTATTCGGTACAGAGGCTTCGGGCAGAATGGCGCGCACCCGGCGGACCACCTCACCGAACCGGTCGGCAAAAGGCTTATTCGCCCATTTGCTGGTGGTCCTGAGGATTTCGTCCTGCTTCATTGCTTCTTCCCATGCTTCCGGATCGTTGCCTTCCCAATGCACCAGGTCGGGGTTATTGTCCTTGGCTTCGGCGATTTGCTCGGCCACGGTGAGTTGCTTGGCGCGCTGGGATTCCTCCCGTTCGCGCTTCAACTCATCGAGTGTTTTTCTGAGTTCTTCGCCATGCTTCCGGCTTCCTTCGAGAACGGCAGTAATGACTTGGTGAACCTCGGGCATGTCGGACTTGAGCTTTTCCAGATGCTTTGCAATGGCGTCATCCGCAACCGCTGCATCCTTCTTGCTGCCAGCCTCATCCTTTGCCTTCAGAAGTTCATCCAGCTTGCCCTGGGCCTGCTGTAGCTGCTCGCGCAGCGATGAGTTCTCAACACGAAGTTCCTTGTGCTTTTCGTAAGGAATAATCCCCTTGCCGTTCTTTGTGAGAACGACCGGCTCTCCTTCCCCCGCGCCGTTAGCCGCGCCTTCCTGTTCTTCCTGTTCGGGTTTGTCGGTTGCCGTTTCCGATGCGCCACCCTTTGTCGCAAGGATCTCCTCGAGCTTTTCCGGATTGGTTTCCAGAGTCTCGATTTCCTCGGGCGTCAGGGTATTGATTTGCTCATCCGTAAGCTGATTCAATTCCATTTTGCCTCTTCCTCCAACTGCGGTATCGTCGTGAGCACGCCGCGAAATGCGGGGTTGGTAAAGACTGCGGTATCGCCGTTAGCGCGAGTTATCCGGAAATTCCGGATAACTGGATTTGATGCTCATTAAAAAAGCCGCCCGGTTTCCCGGAGCGGCTCCTAGTATTCTGATTTAACTGTTTATTTTGCTCTTACAAATAACCTTCGCTGCGTAGCAGAGACATCTTCCACTGCGCCGATATTCGGCTGGCTGTAAAACTGCTTGCCGTAAAAATCCTTGCCGCCCAAGTTGTTTCCGGCCCTTATAACCGCCGGATTGCTCGGCCTGAATTCTCCGTCCAGGTACGGGTTCTCGATTATTGTGCTCTGGAGAACCGCGACTCTTTCCAGTAGCGGGTAGCCGTGAGCAACATTCCTGTCAGCGGAGACTCCCGTCACATCCGGAAAGATGTCTGCGGCATACTGACGGTTGCCGTAATTCTGCAAAATGTTCTGCTTTATCTCTCCGCCGCCGCAATTGGGAAACATCACGATTTCACCGTTTGCCCTTATTCCAACTGGTCCTAAATTATTATTAACAAATGTATTTTTGTTGACCATGCTTCCTTTTGCAGACGCCGCCTGAAATCCTGCCGCCTGGTTTCTCGTGGCAATGCAGGATTCAACGGTATTGTTGTCTCCCAGATTCAAGGAAAATCCGGCGCCTTGATTATCGTGGGAATAATTCCTCCGAAATATCGAGCTATCCGCCCAATTGTCGAATGCGAAACCGTGTCCCTCGACATCCGTCGCCCTCGGATCGTTGAAGTTTCCCCATGCTTCGCAGTCTTCGACCAAGATGTTGTAGCATCGGCCCCAGGCATATCTCACGCTCTGGTTCTTCGGGTCGGTTGACGATCCCACGTTGATGTAAAGCGTGCCTGCCGATACTCCAAACTCGCCGGCGGCGGGAGTCGTGGGGGTGGATATATTCTTCGTCAGTCTCCCGTAGTTGCTTACGTTCGTAATGACGTAGTAGACGTCAAGCTGGTAAACCGCCAGCGCGCGCGACCAAATAGTTCCGCTCGTATTCGTCCAGCCTGAGGTCGTGAACTCCTGCAACCGGTATTTAGATGAGAATCCATGCCCACCTGTCGGGGCGTCAAACCCATTTCCATGGAATTTACAGCGCCGAACTACCACATCGTGCGCCCCGTTAACTATCATGCCGTGCACCGGGTTGCCGAAAAATTCCGAGTCCTCGATCAGATAATCGCCAGTATCGCCAGTTGATGTATCCGTTCCGCCAAAAATCAACCCGCTGCCATTCGGTATACCAAGAGCTGTGGTTGCAGTATTGGTAAAAAAGCACCGTCGAATCGCGTGACCGGAGTTCTGCGTTGACCCTGCCGCGAGCAAGTACAGCGTATAGGTTGCCCGGCCCAGTCCATCGAAGTACATATCCTCGAAGTCGATATAACTCTTCCCGCTGACGTTCAGGACATAGGCGTTATTCAATCCCCCGGTTGGCGGAGGCGTCCATATCGAATATGGGACTTGCGCGACGCCATAGGCCCCATACCGCGTTCTCTGCGTAGTACTTGCCCCTGACCCAGCGCCCACATTCGCAGCCGAGATTACTTGAGTCGTCCCGCGCTTGAATAGATAGGTATCGCCTTGCGCCGCGCCGGGGAAACCAGCCAGCACGAAAGTTTCATAAAACTTCTTTGCGGCGCCCTCGCTCTTGCCGTTGTTGCTATCTGATCCGCCGTCCGAGTCGAAATACCAGACCGTCATCTTTACGCCCCGGCGAAGTGCAGCGCCCTGAAGTATTCCAGCTTGAGCGCTTCACTACCATTGGCCCGCTGGCCGGTGATCTCGACTGTCACATTTACCGAAAAGTCGATAGCGAAAGTGGCCGGCGTGCCGGACCCGGCAGTGAGGTATACCGAGTCGTAAGGCATGATCTGAGAGTTCAGCGCATTGCGGTTCGCCAGGACAACGAGCGGGCCTTCCCTGGTGCTTGTCGTCCGGGTTGCCGTGTAGACCGTGACGCCCGCTATCTTAACCTTCACGATCTTGTTATTCGCGCTTGATGGGAACGTCCAGAGCGGCTCTATCTGAAGAATGCTGTTTGGCCCCAGCACGCCGGATTTGATAGTAAACGACGCCAGAATTTCATCAATATTGGTCGATGCGCACGACGCTGCCACCGCGCTGCTCGAGAGCACCTCCACCGGCAGGGCAATGGCCAGGTAATTTACCGCGTCACCGGCATTTATCAGATCCAATTCGATGGCCTGATCAAACTCTCCGAATTGGCCGGCGCGATACACTGTGCCCCCGACAAACGCCGTATCGATAAACTTGATCATGAGCTCACCCTATTCTGGAATTGGACATTCTGCGAAGCCATATTGGCCGCAGCGGTACGTTCATCGAGCGCTTGCTTCTCCTGCTGAATCGTGATGTTCTCTGCCTTGATCGTGGCATCTGTGTGCACCTGCTCTGCCTTAATCGCCAGTTCCTGCTGCCGGGCCTCGATGTCCGCCTTGAGCTTCTCGACCTCTGCCTGAAGCTTCGCCACCTCTGCTTGTTCCTTACTCATGTTGAGCTGGATCATCTGCATCTGCAGTTGCTGCTGCATCTTGGAGATCTTATCCTGCTGCGCCTGTTGCTCTGGCGTCAAAGTGCCAGGCACATTTCCTACCTTCCGTAACTGATCGGCCAGTTCATGGCGATTCGGTACATCCGATAGCTCCAGCATGGCCGGATACAGCACGGCCTGATACGGAGGTGGAGCGGCTTGCACCATCTGGCTGAATGCCTGCAACTGCTGCGCACGGAAACTGGGTGTCGACGGTATGTCTTCCAGCACCACCTTGATCTGAGCGGTTGCCAGGTCATTCTGGACAACCGGACCCTGTGGCGTCATGACCTCGTGATTCAGGTAGATGACCTTCTGCACGCTCCCCTGCTTGACGGATACCTGCATGGGCTTGCCGATCATGTCGGCCTTGGCAAAGGCAAGAAGCTGCTGCCCCACAAGCCGCCGCGCATACCTGAAGTTATCATTCGGCTCTGCCAGCACCGTGGAACCCTGCTCCACCAGATTGCTGATCGCAACGCCGCTGCTGGCTTCGGTATTTGCTCCCAGCATAGCCCGATAGATCCCGCTGACCTCTTCGATCCTGCGCTTGCGCTCCTGCACCAGTTGGAACACTTGCGCGGCCAGGGCGTTATCCGTCGTGACCCTGAACCCGTTGGCATTCCTGCGCTGGGAATTAAGTATGGTCATCGAGCGTGGGCTACTGATATTGTTCGCCACCTCTTGATAGGTGTTCTGGCTTAGGTCGAGCGCATCATTGTCTATCTCGACCCGCTTGGAGTTCAGCACCTCGTAAAGCAAGATGTCCAGATCGATTATCTGGTCCTGCGGCCCGCGCATGTCACGGATCAAGCCGTATGGCGTACGGCTGCGGTCCTTTCGAAAGCACCAGAATGGCACGTACGGGAAGTTCCCATGCGGTAGCGGCGTGGGCACATCCATGAGCTTGTGCGGCCCAAGCCAGATCGATACACGCACCCGGGGAAGAAGCGCTTTCTGCACCTGCACCAAGCCCTGCGCGATCGCTTGCTCATGCAGCGGATTCTGCTCGTTGTACTCTATGGCTGTGCCGATTGGCAGCATCAATACCGGCGCCTGCTCGTGATGCCGATACCACAGCTCGGAGAGGCGAACCATGCCGGAGGACCGGTTCAAGTATTCTTCCTGGCTTTGCCCCCAGGCCTGCTCGACTTCATAAGCCCTGGCCATGTTGCTGTCGCTGCCGTCATACACGTCGAGCGTGCGCCAATTGTTCCAGCTCGCCTGGATCAGATCGGTTTGCTCTGGGAACATGGAGGTAGCCTGATCGCGATCAACCCACTTATCCCGGCGCAGGTAGCGCGCATCCGACAAATCCGGTTCCCGAGCGGTCCAATCCCAGAATATGTCGTTCCTATGTACTTCCCTGACGCGATACGGATACTTCAGCGGATCGAATTCACGCGACACTTCGACCCATCCCAGGCCGGCGCGCATCATGCTGCTGTAGGCGTCCGACATTGCACGATCAGCGCGGCTTTCGGTTTCGATCTCTTTGATCTTGGCGGAAAGCGCTTCGGCAATCTCTGCTTGCTGTTCGTCGTCGGACGTGACTTTATAATCGGTGCGTGAGCGCGCTTCCAGACCCAGCACGGCATTCAAATTTGGTTTTATTAGGTTCGAGTCCTGTGGAGGAATGCCAGCTTCCTTGAGCTTCTGGTTTACATCCGCACTCAGTTGCATGCCGTCGTAATAATCACAGTCTTGATCTGAATCAAGGCGCCATTTTGGTTGGTTACGCACATCCCTGCAGATACGATCGTAGGCCTCGACCGATATATCCGCCGTAATTGGAGCTTCCACTACTTGGCCTTCCTGAACTTAAATCCGGCAGCCTTGACCTTGCCGTTGAGATATTTCCCAATCGACTCGCAGCCGCAGAGACCATCGTAAACCGATTGCGGTACGCCTTCGTATTCGTAAACTCCGCCCGAGGAATACTCGACCCTGAGCTTCTTGCTGACAGGATCGTAGCCGTGAGCCTTCACCTGGGAGCTCTTGCAAGACTTCATAGCAATGCTCACGAGCGCCACCCGACAATCCGGATGCCGCGCGCGCTCGATGCCGGCCTGTCTTCCTCGATGGCCACAGCCAGATACCGCAACGCATCAGCAGAATGCGAAGCCCAGTCATGCAGCGGCCGTCCAGACAGCTCTTTAGTATCCGGATTGGTATCGTATCGGTAGTGTCGCAATGCCTGAATTCCTTCTGAGCACTTTTGCTCATCAAAATACAGCCTGTTAAAGATGGTTCTGACAGCGTTGATCCCGTCCGCAATAGACAAATTCGGAACGATCCGCACGTTGCGCCCGGCCGCAGTCACCAGCTCCTCTACGCTTCTCCCTGTGGCCAAGGTCTTGGCCTTGGCGTCATGCGGCAGCCACACTGTGCCGTACAGATACGGCTTATGCTGCATCACGCCCAGGTAATGCTGGAGCGGCTGCTGAGCTGCGCTGTAATGATCAATGAGCCTGATTTCCTGATTCACTGTCTGAGCAAACCACATGCTGGTACTGTCAGCCCAGCCGAGATCGAAGAAAACCTGCACTTGCCGGGCAGCATCATATGGAACTGAGCGAATCCGGCCTTCCTCTTGCGCCTGGCGCAATTCCCTGGCATAGATCGCGCCATCGAGCGTTACCCGACATTCACCCTGCCAGATATTCTGGTATCCATCCGGATCGCGCGCCTTGAGTTCGTCCTTTTCCTTGCGAAGCGTCTCGGGAAACCAAGGATTGTCATCCCAGTTGATCTTGACCACCTTGGCATCGCCCGGTGGATTCTTTACGAACCGCTGGTAGGTCTCGTCCGTTTCCAGCTCAGGATTGAACGTCAACCAGATTTCCGATCCGTCTTTCCGAATTGTCGGAATCAACGTATCCCAGGATGATTTGGAAACGGTCTGCGCCTCTTCAACCCAGACCCGGTCGACGCCTTCGAACGACTTAATCTTCGTGATGTTGTTGCGCAGGCCTGCGAACACGAATTCGGTCCCGTTCGCACCCTTGATCGTCGTGTTCTGCACCTCGTAGAACCCATCCAAACTAAGCTGGCTGATTTGGTCCTGCAACAGGTGATGCACAGACTCGGTAATCGAGTTCTGAAACTCGCGCGCGCATAAAATGCGAAGGGGGCTCGCGGCCCCCTGAATCAATAACGCCCTGGCGACGCCCCAGCTCTTCGCTCCGCCGCGACCGCCGTACGCAACCTTGTATCGGTGCGGCTCAAACAGGAACCGGAGTTTTTCCGGGAATTCGGCCCTGCTTGTGGTCATCAGCAAGTAGGTGCCATTGGAAACGGCTGATAAGGCATAGGAGCAACCATCGGCTGCACTCCTGGCCACAGGTTCGGTAACTTTTTAGTCATATCTTGAACACGCCTCATCTCATCCTGCGCTCGCCGGATCTCAGACGGTCCAGGCGCAGGCACGCGAGTCGGCGTTTCTTTCTTGAATACCAATTGCAAATGCTCCGAGATCATCTTCCACTCTTCCACGCTCGGCGGATTGTCCGGTTGCATCTCAGCCCTGCCTTGCAGCCAGTAGCAAAACTGTTCTGGTGTCATCTTGATTAATTTCTAACCTAAAAATGGAAAGCTACTATTCATGCGGGTTTGGTATTCCATACCGAGTATATACAGCGCTTATCCACAGAATCTGTGGAAAGTTTCATTGATCAAAACCGTTGCCTCGTGCCACAGTGAATACAGAATGTCCCGCTCGGAACAATCCGAAAAACATCACATCCGCAGCCGCACTGCCAGATACTTTCATCAGGCAAGGCATCATGCACAAACCGGGTTTTGTTCAGGCCGCAACTCGGGCACTCCATCCACTCAACCCCGATTGGCGCAACCGCAACATGCTCGTGTTGGCAGACTGCACAGCGCGCCTTACCGGTCAGATGCGGCTCGAACTTTTCCGGCCTTTGGAAAGCGATTACACCCATACTCTAACCCTGGCCACCTGATTTAAATCGATCACAGCGCCCCTACGATTGCGGCTTTTGGGCGACAACGAAGGAAACAGTGATATTTTGCAGGATCGGCTTGTCGGGATCGCCTGCAATGATCTGTTTGTCGTATCCAAGCAGCCTTGCCTTGCCCATCGTTCCCGCGACTGCGGCAGACGCCTGAGGCGTCGAAGCTTTTAGGGCCGCTTGCCGCGCTTCCTCCAACTCCGTCAGCAGATCATCGACAGTAAGGTTATGACGCTTTGCATGCTCCGCTTTTAGTTCCGCAAGTCTTGCTAGAATCTTGCTATTCTGAGTCAGGTTGAAAGCGTTGCGGTTGACGGTCTCTGGCTTCTGGTTCTTCGCCCCATATGCTCGACGGTAAGCCTCGCTCGCGTTGCCCGTTTCTATGTACGCTTGGCAGAACGCTTCTTGCTTAAGGGTGAGCTTGGTCTTCATGCTTTACGCTGTTGCAGCCACGCACTGCGGCGCGTAGCATCACCTCACATGCGGATCTTTCCTCGATCTCCTGACGCAACGCCCGATTGATCACAATCGGATCATCTGCAGGTGATACCCGATCTACTGCGTAGGCGTCTTTGCATTCCCCAGGCAGCACAACGGAGCAGTAGATCGGAATGGGCTTTTCTACTACGCGTGTCTCGATAACGGGCTTGGCGGCGCAGCCAAACAGGAAGGCCATTGCACTTACGGAAACGACCAGCGAGGCTGCCCGCATAAGCTTATTGATGGCGTTGCGCAACATATTCTTTCTGCTCCTCGATGATCGCCTTGCACTGCGCCTCCGGCTCCGCGGGCACGGGAGGAAGCACTTTGATAGCTGCTACCGCTGCCTTATGCTTCGCAACCAGAGTTTCCGCATCCCGCATTGCAGCGCTTGCCGCCTTCTCTCGCTCTTCCACGCCCTGAGTGATCACTCCAACCGCAGACTTCACGCCCTCGATGTCGGTAGCGCACCGGTCATTTGCTGATTTCATCGCTTCATTGCTGGATTCCAGGCGAGCTATCTCCGCTCCATCCTTCCAGTCCTTCACGGCCCAGCCAGACCCAGCGCCTACGACGAAGATAATGGCAGCGATGACAGCCTGTAATACAGCACCAGCGAACATCAGAGCCGGTCCTCGCGTTGTTGCTGAAGCGCAATCAGACGAGCGCGCCTGGCTGCTTCTTCTAAAGTCCGCCCAGCATTTGGCGATGGTTCATAATCGCGTGGCGGAGGAATTGGCCTCACAGCTGGCTTAACAGGTCCGAACAGAAACTCAAACATTTATGAGCGCCCAATAAAAAGCCCGCGCGCGGCGGGCGATAACAATTAGCCAAAAAAAATACTGTTCAGGCGGAGTTGACTAGTTTCTAAACCACTCTACTATTAAACCGGCGCTCCACTTTGGAGTTCCATGAACCCGGATTAAACCTCAACAACAATATGGAGAATACGATGTTCAAACAACCCAAATTTCTTTCTCTTGCCTCCGTAGCAACAGCGATGCTTTGCGTCCTTAGCTCTGGAAGTGCTAGTGCTGACCTGACATCAAACACTTGGAACGTGTCTGCGACGGACAGTCGAGGCGTGACTTGGAGTGGATCAACCCTTTCTTTCCTGACCGATTCACTCTCCGGCACAGATCATTCGCTGACCGGATATTTCGAGTGGACCTCAAGCCGAGGTGAATTCGGACGAGAAAACTTTACTGGAACACTTTTTGCCAACAATCACCTCGTCGTGGATGGAAACGCACTTATCCCACCAACGCAGGGACTCATATTAGGACATTATGAGGCCGATTTAGCTCCATCAGGCACAGCACTAGTCAATGGGTTCTGGACTGGTGGTATTCCGGCAACATGGAGCGCAACCGCCGTTCCGGAACCCGAAACTTATGCGATGCTCCTGGCCGGCCTGGGTTTGCTTGGCTTTATCACTCGACGGAAAAACTTTACCCTGTAAACCAATGAAGGGGCCGAGGCCCCTTTTTATTACCGCTCAAATAAAAAACCCACCGGCTTATGGGTGGGTTCGAAATAAAAAACCCGCTGGGTTAGCGGTTTTGCAGGTTTTACTGTGAGAATTTCTCACTTTATATATTGCTTTTACAGGTGCTTCCCGAAAAAAGCAAGCTGATTTTCGTGGTTGTTCATTCCAGATTCTGAAAAAAACCTTTTTAATAGGCTAGATTGAGTACAGCGGTAAAGCATTTTATTGATAACGATAAACAATATTTGCAAGGAGAAAAAAATGTTCAAGAAATTGAAAGAAAAGATGGATGAATTAAAAGAATTGTTCGGGGAAAATGCAATGTCTGTAATCATGACGGACCTTGCTGCCATAATAACTGGTTTAATAATCATAACCTTATGCTTTTTTTTGGGGGATAATCTAGAGGATTACTTCTACAATGTTCTTATAACGATACTAGGTATGTTATTGGGATGGGCGCTGGGTATGTTCTTTGCTCCCTATGACAAAACGGAAACAGACAAATTTACTGCTATTGGTCAATCGATTTCGGCCTTCGTGTCGGGGTATGTTGTGAGCAAATTAGATCGCTTTCTGGAAGCAACGATGTTTGTTGACAAGCTCCCATCAGAAGCCACATGGACTCGTTTAGGTTTGTTTTGCAGTTCTCTTGTCCTAACCGTGCTTACCGTGTTTTCTAATAGAAAATATTTTAGCGCTGGAGGGTCTAGAGATGCTGGGGGAGGTGGGAGTGGTCCCTCCGGCGCAGCCTCGCCTTCGGGCTCTACTACAACCTCAACCCCTACCACTTCAACCCCTACAACTCCTACCCCTAAAACTTCGACCCCTACAACTCCTACCCCTTGACAGGTCAACCCCCCAGTCCAGCGCTGACTTTCAAGCGCTCAGCGTATTAGCTGAGCGCCACCTGGCTTAGATTAACGTCATGCGTAAATACGCTGGCACAAAATCAACCCATGCCCTTCAAGCTCTTCCTGAATCTCCACCATCGCCCTATTTTCAACAGCGCCCAACACATCGTAAACCACGCTCCTGATTTCAATTACCTTGGCATCCCGGCATTTTAGATCGCGCCGGATAGCCCTATACCCGATGTCCGCGCCAAAATAGCACAGCAGCAATTTATACGCGCCGCGGCGCCCGTGAACCCCGGTACCCAGGCCGCAGAATATCCTGTTCATCAGCATCGTGACATGCTCGGCTCCAGTCTGGCCACCGAACCGCGCTGCGATGTATTCCCGGCAGGCTGGATCCGGCAACCGTTCAGCCATCCCGATGATCGCGGCCGCCTGGGCGTGTTGCTCGTGAACGGATAGTCCCTGAATCGCTTCAGGAGGAATTCCGCGCATACTCTGTTCCCGCATGCGGTTCGCGCCGCTCAGTTTCACGATCGGCCGATTGACGGTTTCGTATGCCCAGGAAAGGGCGCTATGGGCGGACCGGAACATCTGGAACCTCCTTTCGCTGATTCGATCGTTGATAGGACAGCCTATTCTGTTCACAAACGGGGCATCGCTTATGCGTACGCCGGCCGTATGCGTTATAGCGCCACTTCCAGTCGCCAGCATCGGGCCGCATTTGGCAACATCCAGGGCAGAATCTAAGCACGGAACCCTCCCCTCTTCGCAATCTTCACAAGCGCCTTGAAATGAACGGACTTGCTCTGCCGGTAGAACCCATCTTTTTTCGCCCGGGCGCTGGCCTTTGCCTTCAGCTTGCTCGCCTCGGCCTTCTCGCGTCGTTCGGTTTCCGCCAGGAGGCCATCCCCTATCACTTCGGGGTTCTGGTACTTCCAGGATTCCATGGGAACTGGGAATTTCATCTACCCTCCGAAATAGCGCGATTGGTCAACGCCAATAAACCGGTTTCATCCAGTTTCCACATGCGCTCGAATCCACGCCTATGAAGCCCATGCACGCCGGTCGCACCCTGGTGATGTTCAGGACATAAAGGAGAAACAGCGAAGTCATCAGCAGGCACGGTTACGTGATGCACACTTACCGGGCGCGTCTCAATCCCGAGTTTGTACATGCACACCACGCAGGGAAGCTGCGCAACTCGATCCATGTGAACTTTAGCTGCCTTGCTCATTCCCCAAACCCTTCCAGAACCGAGTCCATCATCTCGTACGCCTGATCCTTGCCAAGATGCTTCCAGAGGTATGGGGCGGCGTGCTCACCGCGTAGGAACTCGATTACCTGAGCGTGGAATTGCCGGAACTCTTCCTCGTCGGCTTTGGCGTAGGAGATGCTTTTCGGCAGAGGAACTATTCCGCCCTTGGCGCCCGGTACCCACACCACCCAGGCCGCGCCGATCTTTAACCAATCGCGGAACATTTCGAAATCAGTGAACCGCTCCTGGGCATCAAACAGCGTTTGCTCAATCTTCATGTGCCGGCGATGGAATGGACCAGAGCGCGGGAATACCATCTCCACCGCGGCCATTTCCCCGGGTTCCATGCGAGTAATGCGCTTCCAGAAATGACGCCATGCGCGACGATCCTCTTTGCAGGCACCATCCACTGCCCCGAACAGAAATGAACGCACGGCTTCCAGCACACCTTCCTTCGGCATCTCCATATCAGTGCGGCAAATGGTCATCTTGGCCATGTCAGATCGCCGTCACCTGAACCACGGCACGCGCCTGCTCGGCGTAGCGCTTTGTCACCGATAACTCCACGGCCTGCTTGTCGTCCTTCCAGACAATCTCGTTGCAGGCATCAAAAATCCCTTTAATGCAGTTGTCGAGGTCCGGCTTGGATGTAGGGAAGATTCCGCCGTTGAGCGCGTTGCGCTGCTTCTTCTGAGACCAACTGGCAGGAGGCGTCACATACAGGCCGATCCATACCGACACAGCTCCATCTATCACCGCCCTGCCCTGCATGGCTTCAGCAGCTGCCAACTTCACCAAGTTTTCGTAACTGGCAGTTTTTTCCGGAGTGTATGTAGTGACAAAATTGCCGCGGCGCGCGAACTTGGGCCTCCCCTTTCCTACCGGCGTGCCGGGAATAACGAATGAGATCTCAGACATTTGCCGCCACCCCCGGGCTCACGAACTTCACCAGCAACTCTGTCTGCTCCTGGTCCAACTCAATCGGATCGGAACTCAACCCGAATAGCATCAACGTGCCATCCGACGTGCGCGCCAGGCGGAAACGGGATTTGGTCGGCAACCGATTGGTAATGACCTTTTCAACGATGTCATTAACATGGTGAGTTACCGCATTGAAGGTGATCGGCAAAACACTTTCTATCTCATCGGAAACCGTGTCATTCGTGGATTTCAACCCGTTCGGCTTCCCGGTTTTAATTCCCTCGAATTCGGGGGAATTAACCACTCCATTCCTGCGCCCATCAGCAAGGAGCATTTCAGGCGTAACACCCGGCGCGAGCGCATAAGTTTTATTCGCAACACCACCAGTAATTACGATGAGTCCGCGATCAACGTGATTCCTGATGAACGGCTTGATCGTGTTGGCCCCGGAAATGCGAATAAGGTCTTTCCCTGAAACACTTCCTCTCTCAGAGATGGTTTCAAGGATGATGCGGGACTTGCTTTTCTGCTCCATATGTCGAGTCTCCGGTTCTTTGGTGGTTGGCGCATTCAACCCTGGCGATATGTTGTCCGTGCGCAGCGGCGCCGGCGGGCTGATAGAGAACTGCTTGAAACTCACCTTCTCCGGCACGCCGGTGGGCCACACCATGATTTGAGTTACACCATGCTTTGAAACGATGCATTTGTTTATGCTGCGCGCGGCATACATTTCCTCGACAAGTTCGAGCAGCGGGCCCATGGCCATGCAAGCCTTTTCCCTGAGAACGCGAAGTGGCATTGGGTTTTTGGAATCGGATCCAGAGAGCAGAGAAAGAATCTTGTCCGACGTCATCACCCCTCCCCTTTCTTCAATCGAAACATCGTGCACCTTATTCCCCATCTCTCGCCGAGATCACACCGCTTCGCGCCGCGTACCGAGAATTCATGGATACAGCCGGAGCAGGAAAGGATGGGGCGAGTGGTTACGAGGAAACGATTCATTCCGCATCCCCATCCCAGTCGAACGCACGTCGCCCGGCCTTGTCGAGCAAGGCATGCCATTCACGTTTCTGCAATGGAAACTCACCGGTGGTGGCTGACTCAATATTGCTCGTTGCGACATCAATTGCTTCAGCGGCCTCCTCTGAATTCCACCCAGCAATATCCAGCACCTTCCTGACCGTTTCTGGCGTCTGCTTCATCTCTAGGGAAAACATGCAGGGATGACCTGAGGTGTAGCCCATTACTCGGCCGCCTCTTCAGTTTGAGAAATGGCTTTTAGGGCGAGCATGCTTTTTAGTGCTGCGATATGCTTGAGCCCTTTTGCGGCATCTAGAGGCTTTTGCTCTTCCAGTTGCTGCTGCCTGTGCTCTAGCAAGAATGGGTGATTTACGTTCCCTGTGAGCTGAAGCAGTTGTGCCTTACTGTCGGGAGAAAGCAGGCAAAGAGAGTGATCAAGGCTCAGCTTGCCTGTACGCACCGCTTCGGCTATTGGATGAGGCCGCCCTTCCTTATCGTGGCCCAGAGAAACAAACCACTTCGGCTGAATCTTCTTTTCCCTGGCATCAGCAACAATGCGCGCATATGCATCTTTGAACGCCATCCTGGCGCCCACCTTATCGCCATCGTTCAGTAGAGGTCTCGCTACCTGCATTGCCTCGCCCATTTGCTCGGTAATTACAACCGTATCGCTTTCCGGCCTGCTCATGAGCGCCCAGGCCTCATCTGCTCCCGGCATGCCATCCGCTGCTTGAACCCTTTCAATAATCGCAGCGAGGGTCAACCGTCCGCTTAATTCGCGCCGGCACCGTTTGATAGCTGCCAGCACATCGGGTAATTGATACTCGGACAAATCCTCGGCCATCAGCATCAAAGCGGCGGGCTGTAACTGCGTTCCCATAACTTCAGCTGTCGCGCCCAGGTTTGTGAGAAGGATTTCCATTTCAGACTGTTGCATGCTGCTTCCTTTTCATCATTTCGATTGCCTGGTTCACTGAATCGAAGTTGCTTGCCGTGCGGTCAAGCTGATTTGCTCGGGTGGCTGTCATAGCTCTGCCCGTAGCCCATTGAGTTCGTAAGCCCTCGGCGTCTTTCAGCAACAGGAAGACCGGATGTGTTTTTTGAACGTAAAACTTGTCGTTGTGAGAAACGAAGAAGGCAGCGACATGCGGCGCTTCCTCGTATGGAAGTTTCTGGACGAAGCTTTTAATCGACGAATTTACGGCGGCATTGCGGACTGGTTCTACTCCGTATCGGGAGAAATAAGCATCGCAGTAGCTTTTCCATGTAGCTCTGCAAGCTGCCTGCAATTCGGTTTCAGCAGAAGCTGCAACCTCGCCGGATTTATCCGGCAGAGAAATATCTGTTAATTGGTTTGTTCCCTTGTCTGTTGCTTTTATGCGTGTAGTCGATTGGGCTACGGTAGATGTAGCCGGCTGGGCTACACTTGGAGCAGCCTGTTCGGCTACGGTAGTCGATTGGACTACGGTAGCCTGTTCGGCTACTCTTTTTGTTTTTCTTGCTTCGCTTCTTTCTTTGTAAACGATAGCCAGGTCGGCTACTGTTTCTGGAATGACAATCGTATAGTTTGTAGCTTTACCGTAACCGCCCGCCCCTTCCTTTTTAAGCCACCCAAGCTCAACAAGTTTGGTTGTTGCTGCGCTAATGTTTGACGGATGCATTCCGCAGCGTTCTGAAAGGGCTTCCCGATGAGGAAAAATAAGGCCAGTTGTTTTGTTGCGGAACGAGAAAAGCGTTACCAAAACACGCATGGTTTCCAGAGTGAGGCGGTTGTCCATCATTACCTCGACCGGGACTATCGCAAATGGATGCGCCTGCTCTGTAGCGTGCTTCATGCTATGGCCTCTTCTTGCTCGAGGCGAGTTTTGTTTTTGGTAGGATGTTTGGCTACAGATAAAATCACCACCGACACTCCCGTCCCAGCGAACTCGCCTGAATAAACGCCGGACCAGGAAAGATCGCACCCGGGTAATGAAACTTGGTTTTTGGCTGAGGCCGGCAGCACAGCCACAAGTCGACCGCCGCGTTCCAGAAGCCCATAAGCAGATTCAAGGTGTGCTTGCCAGCGCCCCTCAGAAAAAGGAGGGTTCATGACGACCCGGGTAAACGAGCACGCATGCTTTCGTTCTTCCGCCCACTTCAGAAAATCTGCCTGCTCAACGTCAAAGCCTTTGAACTCAAGAATCTTGCAATGTAGGGCAGACAGTTCTATGCAAGTGGTACGGGCTACTGGAAGAAAATCTGCTAATCCACCCTGCCCTGCGCTGGGCTCAAGTATCGAATCTGAGGGCCCAATATCAGCCAACTCGATAGCCTCTCGCGCTATCGACTCCGGTGTGGGGTAATACTGGTGCGATTTTTGATCCGGTATGCAACCTGAGTTGATGATTTCAGCGACGACATACTTCGCGTAATAACCGAACTCGATGTCACCTGATCGATTAAGAACTCCGCCGACGGAAATCAAGACGCGAAGCGCTTCCTGGTATGCCGCACAATTGCGGTCTTTCACATAGCCGAAAGAAAATGTATTTTGATTGCCGCGAGAAAACCCGCCATTGGATATAAATTCGAGTACCGCAAACGGCAGAGGACGCACCATTACAGTGAATGCCTTGATCTTTTTTTTAGGCTTGGTACGGAACTCTGACGGGATCGCATGTGGGTATAGACTGGCAAGCACTGAATTCAGTCTCCATGCCATCTCGGGATGAACTTCAAGATGCGCCGTGCCCTTCTTGTAGAGCCGAATACGCAGCGCCCCGCCATCAACCGTATGCCATTCACCGGTATTGGATTTCAATGTATCAATGAGCCGTGACGAGGCGTAATGCTTCGGCATATCCCGCCCCATGAACTTTGCTATCACGCAGCGCAAATCATTGATGTACCCGTTCTTGTCGCCGTAGTAACTGGTCATGTAGCTGATGATCATCCGCTTACCGAACGCTGCGGGAGAGTTGGTTACATGCAGTCCAGAGAGGTTACGGAAGATGCCGTCGACACGCTCAGCCAGAAACTTGGATCGCATCGAAAGCAATGATTCGATGGTGGGTCTCACCGCTTCTTCGGTGAAGTCAACGCACTTCATTTCACGAATTTGATTGTTCCATTCGTCCCGGCGCGCTTGCGGCATGCAGTCGTAAACATCCGTCATATCGAGCGTGCGGGACCAGAAATCTGAATTCAAAGCCGCATAAGCGGTCTTCTTCTCAAAAAGCTTTTGCACCGATGGCGAGTACCGAGAATCCTCCCGGCATCCATCAATGAAATACCGCATACAGCCGCCAAGATCCCCAGCCACTATTCCCGCTATCTGATCGATGTAACCGCGGCGAAGTTTGTAATCGGCAAGCAGGTTGTCCAGTAAATCTGATGATGCCGGCGCAAAGAATTCTTCTTGTTCGAACCCGATGTAATCCTGGTTCTCTGTAGGGGCACTGATCCGGCTATGCTCAGGGGATGAGCACTCAGCGCTGCGGTGTGAGGGTGCTGCCATGAGGTTCATTACGCGCCGCCTTTCATTGAAAATCCCCGAGCATCTTCGCGAGGTTGCGCAAGACTTGTGCAGGATCGGCTGTATTTTTTCTCCTCTCACCGTGTGACAATCTGGTCATCTCAACAGACCGCCGATCAGCAATGATCAGGCTTCGGATATATGAGCTATGCGATAAATCCAGTTCTTCCGCACGGGCCTTGCTCCAGTTATGTTCGTCGGCGGAAAGCATTACCGTGTCGCGAATATCGCGGTTGTCGTGTCGGCTGAACAACGGATCGTTTTCGTCAACCATGATTCAATCCTTTAAAAAACCCCTCCCCGTCGGGAGGGACAAGCTACTCCGGCACAAGAGGGAAAAAGCCGGAGCAGAACAGAAAAGGTGGAGATTCCTGCTGTGGTAGAGTCTGATTTCCACATCAACTTCAATCACGAAAGGAACCTCCATGAGCGAAAGCAAAACTATTCAGGCTCAGAATTTGACGCTGATGATTTACCTGCACGACGGGCAAGAAACGCTGCTGGCAGAATTCTGGAGAATTTGGCAACCACCCAGTCGCGTGCTGCACGAATGGCGCGACGGCGTATTTCTGCTCGCACAGAACGCAATACTTTTCGATCAAGCCAAAGCTCATGATGTGCTTGTTCGAGTATGTCAGTCTCAACTGGCGAAAAATCGGGCGTATCTCTTGATTCCGGTCTCTTCGACGGACGGCTGGATAGCGGGAGGTACACCTTCCGCAGAGTCGAAAGCCATCCTAGAGCGCCTTTCGGTTCCAAATCCGGGTTTTTACCCTTCCTCATGATGAGATACAGTTCATATCCCAGGCTCACGCAACCTCCGGGGAGTTGAGTGCCACGCATTTGAGAAAATGAATTTCCATGGATAAAAGAAAATTTTTTGTTGCTATATTCATTGATGTCCCAGATAGCTCGTACGCCAGGTTATCGGAAGCATTCAAAGCGCTCTCCGACGATGACTATGAGATAGTTCACCTTCACAGAACAGGCGCCTTTTTTCTGGTAAATACCAGACACGACGCAAACAAAATTGCATATGCAATTTCAGATTTTGTGCGCGCGGATGACCGGCACCTCATCATTGAGTGTTCCGGTGATTGGTATACGTACGGTCTGAGCAAGGCGGCGGCGTGGCTTCAGCGCCATCACACCCAAAAATGAACCGCATCTGAGCCTTCCGTATCGGATCGCTGATGAAATCGCAGAGCCGGGCAAGCCAGGCAATGGGACTGCGAAAAAGAAGCCAGCCATGAAAGCGTTTCATGCAACCTCCGGGGAGTTGGTGCACAGCTCGGTAGCGATCAACGCCTCACGATATGGAAGCCAATGCTCTATATCCGTACTTCCGGGAAAGGAAGTTGAATCTACCTCAATACCAAGGAGGGAAAACAACTTGAGAGCAGCGGACTTGTTGCGATACGGAGGATGATTGTTTTGGAACGCAAACTGGAAATACCCTTTCTTTGGAATAGCTGGGCCTCGTCTCAAATTGCAAGAACGGCAGACCGGGTCCACTTCCAGCGGCCGGTTGTAATCCCTATGGTCATACTCGACGGCTTTGTTGCCACAATCGCTACATTTAAATTGCGTGGGATGCTTGAGAGCGCCAGACTTTATGGCGCCACAAACCTGAGCCATAGCGCCGGCGCCGCCATGATCATGAAGGAAATATTTTCCCGAATAATTGATCGATGTCCTGCACGAAGAGCAACGGAAATATTGAGAACCTCCCCTAGCTCTTTCTTTTGTTCCACAAACACGGCATTTATATGTGCCGTACGCACCAATTGGGCGACCGAGCTTTACAGATGTTCCGGTCACGCGGCCACCTCTTTCCTTGCACAAACTTCGGAGTGCAAAGCCAGCAAGGCTTGCGCATCAGCGAATTTGAGATCCGTTTGTTCACCACGATAAATATCGGAGACCCATGATTGAGCTCTAGCCAACCGTGAAGCGATTTCGACTTGTGTCCAGCCTGCCGACACGATCTCGATCATTATTTGTTGAAAATTTGGATTCATAGTTATAAGAATATCGCTTACGCGATTATTTGTCAATCGCCTATGCGATCATTTTTTCTATCACAATTGCGATAATGGATACGTTAGGGAAAAGACTGAAAGCGGCTAGAGAGACTTTCAAGCCGAAAAAGTTAACGCAAAAGCAGGTTGCGGATCGGGCAGGTATCGCCCAAGCAACGGTGGCCGATATAGAGAGAGGAAGAAATGAGACTACGACAAAATTACCAGATCTTGCCTATGCGGTGAGTTGCTCGTTGAATTGGTTGGCCACCGGCAAAGGGGAAATGAGGGGTAGCGATATACCAAGTAAACCGAGCGATGGGAACAATCAAACGGAACCAAACCTCACCGATGAGCAGCAACATATCCTTTCGGTGATGGAGGCCATAGGCCCAGAGGCCAGAAAGGCCCTTCTTCAGACGGCGTCTCTTCTCGCCAAATCGCATCAGTCAGTAGTGACTACCACGGAAAAACCACATCCCGAGCGCGGTGTAATAACTCCTTCCAAGAATATAAAATATCCGCCGCTACCGGAAAGGCGGATTCGGAATAGGAGGGAATCAGATGGCTGAGAGGGAGCCACCATTAAAGCTAGTACACCCAGAAATATCGCATGATACGGTGCAAGCCCTGGAAACTCTTTTGACGAAAGCGAAGGAGGGAGAAATTATCGGTATTGCCTATGCCGCAATGTATGAAAAACCAGTTCGCGGCTATTCAACTGACGCCGCGGGGGAGGCCTACGCGAATCCCACGTACTCTTCCGGTATGGTTATGAAGCTAAATAAATATCTGCTGGAATTACTGGACCAGCCACATTTATAAGATGTAATCCAAATCCCACATTTTCTTTTTTGATGAATAACGATAATGTTTATTTGGCGTGAGCCGAGAATCTTCCTGTTTGTTAATCTGTTTTTATTTTCGACAACCTCCTTGTCGCAAGACTTTTCGGCAGAGCAAGCCAAGGCCGAGATGCAACCGAAGTTTCGTGCAGAGGCCTGGGTCCAGATTTGGGAAGACTATGTTAAAACCGAATTTCTTGGTTTAAAAAGCATAGAGTTGAACGAAGATGTAGGAAGAGCATGGTCAAAAGTAAAATTTTCTCACCCATGGCCCCTCCTAACAAAGGATGGCTTTATTGATATTTATGCCGGGTATAATTTCAATGAATATGATTGCAAAAACAATTTGATAGCAAATCGCATCATAATACCTGTTGGCAGAAACGACGACTATCAAACTCCGGTCGTATCTAATAGTCCCAAAATAGAACCAGTCGCCTCCGGTTCTGATAAAGAAAGGCTTCTCGTTGCGGTATGCAAATACGGAAAAACCGGGATGTTTCCGGATATAGACGCTGAAATAATATCCAGAAACGGAAGGAAAGCTTTTGAGAATTTTACGAAACAGAATTAATCTGATACTAGACCCTTGATGACCACCTTATGCAGAAGGTGCATGGATAATGGACAAACTTACTGTTAATGCCTTCTGGGATGACGAAGCAAGGGTCTGGGTGGCAACCAGCGACGACGTGCGAGGGCTGGCCACAGAAGCGGAAACCGTTGATGATCTCGTAGCGAAGCTCAAAATCATGATCCCGGAGCTCCTTGATGCAAACGGGTATCCAGATAATTTGAATGGCGATGAAGTTTCATTTCAACTGAAAACAGAGCGAAGCATTGTTACCCATCGTCACGCCAATTGATCGTGAGGGACTTCACTCCTCAGATAAAAAAGATCCTGCGTGAAAACGGATGCCGTTTCGATAGGCAGGGCAAGGGCGACCATGAAATATGGTTCAGCCCGATAAACGGAGCAAGATTTACCGTTGATGGAAGCATCAAATCTCGTCACACCGCGAACGGGGTTTTAAAGCAGGCCGGGCTGGACAAGAAATTTTAATAACCCCACTCCTATTCCGGTGTACCTCAGTCCAATGGGAATTATCTTGATGGCCAGAGACAATTTCGGGGCGTACACGGCAGCGCTCGATGCCTAAACCAGGAACCCTTACCAGTGACAATAACAAGATTTTTCATGATCATTCTTTTTTCGATCATGCTTACCAGTTGCTCTGTTTTCATGGCTGCCAAGCAACCCGATAAAAAGAACGTTGACTTATTCAAGGTGGGAACACCTCGGAGCATGTTGCTGGCTGAATTCGGGATGCCAACTGTCAGCGAGTTGCGGGACGGGAAGAAATACGAAATATACAAGTTCATTCAAGGCTACAGTGCCGGCGCTAAAGCGGGTCGGGCGGTTTTTCACGGAGCTGCAGACGTATTAACCCTCGGGCTGTGGGAGGTTGTCGGAACCCCTGTTGAAGGAACATTCAGTGGCGACGAGATGGCCTATGAAGTGAGCTATGACCAGGAAAGTAGAGTGGATCAAGTAATTGCATTGAAGAAATGACGGTCTGGCAGCAATTCTATTAAAGCGCAAACCCGGAATGCTCTCTGCGCTCTTCCTGGCCACGGTAATCGGTATCTCCGATGGTGATACCATCACCGTCCTGAAAGAGAACAAACAGCAGGTTAAGATTCGACTGGCCGAGATCGATGCACCAGAAAAGCGGCAGCCATTCGGCGCCAAATCCAAGCAATCCCTTTCCGATCTCTGCTTCGGCAAAAAGGCAGAAATAAAACCAAGGGTGAAGGACCGCTACGGGCGTACCGTTGCCAGAGTGAGCTGCAATGGTGTTGACGCCAATGCCGAGCAGGTAAATCGTGGCATGGCGTGGGTATATCGGCAGTATGCAAAGGATCACAATCTATTCATACTTCAGCACGAGGCGCGACGCTTCAAACGCGGTCTTTGGTCCGAGCCCTCCCCTACTCCACCATGGGAATGGCGGAAAAGACTACGGCAAATTTCGAACCCAACGATGCACTATGCCTGATCTACAGAAACTGCAGCAATACATGATCCTCGTCGATCAGCTAGTCGAGGTTGCCGAGAAAGAGGATATTGCTGAGTGCGCCCGTCTGCTGGCGATGAACGTAGCGCATTATAAAAAGCGATACGGCGAGCTGCCCCTGGAGGATCAACTGAGCATGAACCCTGCAGATGAGATAAACGATCAGCAGGCAGAATTGGTAATGGATGGGATGGAAACGCTGGCCGGCATGCTGGGAACCGTTATCGAAGGAATGGACCAAAAAGTTGAGCACTGATTCCGTGGAGGAAAATGTAAATGACTGGAATCCAATTTATCTAGAAAGATGGCAAACGAGAATACGCCATAGTACCGATAGAGGTTTTCGAGCGTCTCATGGAGGCGGTAGGAGGTATTAACGATATTTTTCTCTACCATGCAACCAAAACCATTGGCAACGGAACCAATATCCCTCCTGAAGTAATGTCCGCAATAACGAATGGAATACATCCGATCAAAGCATGGCGCAAATATCGTAAATTGAATCTACAGGCTCTGGCAGATAAGGCGGGAATTAGCAAACCAATCTTGAGCCAGATAGAGGGGCGCAAACGAGCAGGAACAATAGCTGTGATATCCGCAATCGCGAAATCTTTAGATGTTCCGGTTGATCTGGTGGCAGAGCGAGAGGCAAACAAGAGTCTGTAAATAGAATGCTTACTCAAGCCTACCTAAGATCATCGCTGCCGCTCAGGACATCATGACCGTCGACCACCACCTCGAACTCGGCAAAGCCATATCGGAGATTGAAAGCATCGCCATGGTGTTGCCGGGCGTTGGGAAGCAATCAGAGCTTAAAGTGATGCAGGAGGAAATTTACAAGCAGATTGATGCGGCTCGGAAACATGCCGCTGCACTGGAAAAAGAGTTGATCAGCCTGAAGTATGACTACCCTGCGCAGAGGTTCGAAAGGATAAAGGGAGTGAAGCGGGGGTGAACCAGAGCGACCTATATAACAATGGGAAGCATTTATTGGTGCCAATCGGCTTTTAGCTTAAATCCCAGAAAATGGGATCAACGGATTTTGGTACTCTCCTCGCGATAAACAAGCCAAAAGTCTGAACCTGCGGGAACTCGTGTTGAAGAGTCTGCTGCACAGCCTTAAAATGAGCGCCTGTCGTTAGCACATCATCGAATATGATCACTGTAGTAGGCTCTGGCTTTGAAAACCGATCATCAATTTTGTAGTTGGCGGCCAATTGATCTGGGGTTGGACGTCCTATAGTTTTATCGTGTGATGGCGGTTTGGATTCGAGTTGCACCACGAGTTCTCGAATGTCGCTTTGCCTACCCGAACACATCAATTGAAGCACTCGCAGCAAGCGATCGTCATACAGAGGATCAGATTTTTTCTTCGAAGGCGGAACCGGGACGACGGTTACAGACTTAAATGCGTCCGGTGAGAAGGCCATTCGAAAAATGTTGGCCGCCTTGGCAATAGCCTCCTCTTTATAACGCCATTCCGGACGACCCTTCCTATCAACGCTCTTTTTGAGGTTAATGATTAGTCGATTGGTTTCGCTGTGCGCAGAAAGTTCGCCAGCAGTATATTCGCCATAAAAAAAACACCTATCCTCAGGTGTAAGGTAGAAATGATCTCGACGGATTAAATCATCGACCTCAACAATTCTCTTATCCAAGAGCCCTCGCTACATCCTCATAGTCCCGAACCCTCACAGCTCCCATTTTCTCGAACCTTTTTGGCCAGGTCAGATTCGGATTCAAAAAGCAACTGTCAAGGATAAGCAATTTCCGGCCTTGATTGAGGGCTGCGCGCGCTTGAGTAAGCGTTCCAGATGTTTCTCCAGCTTCGATGATGATCGTCGCGTCTGTCAAAGCAGACATTGTTATATTTCGCTCCGGAAAAAATAAACGGTTCCCTCGATAGGTTTGCTGTGAGTAGCGCAGAATGGGCACTTGACTGATCAACAGATAATTTTCCGCAATGTGTTTTTGCAATTCAGTATTTTCCGGAGGGTAAGATTCCGTGATCGGTGTACCGATCACAGCCACGGTCTTGCCGCCTGCTTCTATAGCGGCCTTATGCGCAGCAGAATCCACCCCTTTTGCGAGGCCGGAAACCACCGTGAACCCATCTTGGACCAACATTCGTACAATTTTTTTGGTTCGCCGTATTCCCTCCTCGCTAGGATTTCTCGTCCCCACAACCGCCACCGATTTTTTTGAATTAACTAAATCCCACCAGCCTCGAAAGTAAAAAAACTCAATGGGATTTGCCGCATCTCTAAGTTTTAATGGGTACTCCTCGGAGCCATGCACTCTAATTCCCAAGTCTTTTATGCCGGACTTCTCAATGTAGGCCAGCACTTTGGGAAGAACATAGTCAATCTCATATTCAGTTACCAACTCAGAAGGAACCAAATCAGGATGCTCTCTAAAACACTGGGCCAGTGTCTTGAAGGATGAGCTTTCATGTGACCAAAGTGCCTCATATCCACCCATTTCACGAATAGGTGATATTGGCGGCTTGTTCAGAATGTTTTTCATATCGGCCATAGTCATCATTATATCCCGTAACACATCCAGCCTCTCGTTCCCTTCCACACTTCCTTTTCCATCCTTTTCATTTCCATCACACCCAAATTGTAGCAGGGAATATCGCTTTTGCTATTGACTTATATTATCGCTTATGCGATTATTCTTCCAACACTACCCAGTAGTGCCGAACAAATGAAGGGCCCAGACCGTAAATCGTGAGCGTAGGTTGGGCAAACAGGAGACAGCCATGAAAGAGAGATTGATTGCAGCAGTGCTGATTTACGCCTTCGCCGTCGCGGCATGGGGGCAATACCCCGGTCGCTTTGATCCATCGATCCAGGAGCGCACGAACGAGATGCTTTACCAGCAGCAAATGCAGCAGGAAATGCAGCGCCAGCGCATCCAGGAGCAGATATACGAGCAGCAGCGCCACCAGGACATGGAACGGATGATTCAACAGCAGAACATGCAGATGAGGAACAACCGGCCGCTGTACCACCCGTTCGGGTACTGAAAGAAAACACCCGCCGAAGCGGGTGGAAAAGGGGTACTACGATGGGAGATGAGGCCCCAATGACAAAGCCTCACTTATATAGACGAATGAGAATCTATCTCATCTAACTAAAAGGAGAAACGATGAACGCACCGCAACCAGATTTCCGCGCCATGACTGCTGGGAGCATTGGCAAGAACATCCTCCAGGCCTTGGTCACGGAGATAAAGCTTCTCCAAGACCCCTGGCCGAAGCTATCCAAGGAAAAGCAGGATTTTGTCATTGACCGCTTGCGCCACTGCGTAGAAACCAACGTGCGCATGGCCGTGCATCTTCTCGCCAGCGAAGGCCGCACGGTAGTGGTCGGCGATCTCGCTCAGATAACCATCAAGGATGGCGTCAAGGCGGTGATCGAGTTCAACAGCAAGGCCGAGAATCTATCGGAGCTCTATGACTCGACCGGCAGCGCGGTGCTTGTGGTTGTTGCCGCTGCCGCGGCACATCTCGATGGTATGGATAAGGTTCAAGGTGAAGCGGACCAGCGCGCCATGGATCTCGGGCACGAGTATCAGGATAACGACGGTGGCGGAATGGAAAAGACCGTTGATGGCGAAGTGCTTGAACTGCCCTCCCCCGATGACATCCCTCCATCGGACAAAGAACTGAAGGAAGCCTATGACGCCGGATATGAAGCTGCAGCCGATGGGATGGACAAGCAAAGCTGCCCGGTCATGCGTTCCGAGCTCGTTGCCGAGTGGATCAAGGGCTGGATGGAATATCACGAGGACAGTTCTTCCGAGGATTAATCGGCACCACTCTCCGCCGTCGCGCCGGCGTTAAACAGGCCGTAGTAGTGAAAAGAAGTCCTAGCTGGAAACTTCGATGCCTTGAGAAAGCTGGCAGCCTGGGAAGACAGGCACATAACAACAACAGGAGGAAACCATGGAACTCATTATTTACTGCATCGCATTTTCGCTTGTCGCATCAATAGCCGTTGGCTTCTTTATCCAAGCAGGAGAGAGGGATGAGTGATCCCGCAGAACTTCTTCAATGGCATGAAGATCGCATAATTCCTGAACGTAGAGACGAATCCTTCCTTGCGCAGGATCGGAAGCTCTCCATTGTCGAGAAACGCCCTGACCCACTCAATCTAAGCGACACCGAGATTCTGGACTTCCTTGGTGAGTATTGCTCCGGATTCAAATACAAATCGGCCTGCTCAATGCTTCCCGCCAGATTTGTTATCAAGTGCGCATATATGGATGACACCAGCGGAAAAACTCTGCGTGATGCGGTGTGTTTGGCCGCGGCGAAATTCGAGGAGGCGAACGAGTGAAAATCCTACGGATTGACGTGCAGGACGGCAAGGGAATTATAGATGTCGTGGTGCGAAATGAAATCGAAGAGGCTCGTCTTGTCGCTTTTATCAGGGAAGCATGGGCAGCAATCGAGGAAAAGGAAGAACGCGAAACGCAGGTTGCATCATGAATTCCTCAATAACGCTCCATGGAATCGAAAAAGTAATCGTGGGCAAAGCATCAGGGATCGGGCCGGATATGAAGTGCCAGGAAGTTGTATTTGTTGGGCTCGATGGCAGCCGTGTCACCGTGACTGCTTATTTGCCGCAGTTGAAAAAGGAAGGGACGAATGAAGAAATTTAGGACGGCAGCCCGATTTAAAAAATCGGAAGTCATTATGAAAAAAGCCATCCCCGTATTTCACGGTTTTGCGGCATCCGGATCTCTTCAATCAGGAGTTCAATTCTCCATAGTCTGCCCAGATGCGGATTCATGCGAGGAAATATGGCAACTGGTTACGCCGATTCCTCTTGATCGAAAGGGGCTGCAAAAAATCGTGATGGCCAGGAAAAAGGATATTGAAATGGAAGTCGTCAAGGAAGCTCCCAAATGACCTTGACCGCAGCTCGGGGTATTCGAGAAGGCCGTGGAAAGTAAAGAACAAACAATAAGGAGAACAGCATGACTACAGCAATCGCAACCCGCGAAGGTTTCAGTGAAACCCATCACACCCTGGCGGTGCAGGAAACAGCATCCACGGCAGTAGCGGCTCAATCAAAGGCAATGATTGAGAGCAGATACGTGATGGCGATGCGCAACCCTCGCAATTGGGATCAGGTCCGCCTGGACCTCATCAAAGAATGCCGCCGGCCATCCTTTGCCAACAACAAGAGCGCTTATTACATCAAGCCCATCGGCAACGGCGTTGAGGGCCTCGGTATCCGCTTTGTCGAGGTGGCGCTGCGTTGCATGAAAAACGTGTTGGTCGAGACCACCATGATTTTCGAGGATGAGATCAAGGAAGTGCACCGGGTTTCAGTAACCGACCTGGAAGCCAATATCACCTATCCGCTGGATGTTCGCGTTTCCAAGACCGTGGAGCGTGCAAAGCCTAACAGCGACGGCTCGTACATCAGCGTGCGCAAGAACAGCTACGGCAAGGATACCTACACCATTCTTGGTACCGATGACGATCTGCTCAACAAGCGCGGTGCCCTGATCTCCAAGGCCATCCGCACTATCGGTCTGCGCATTATTCCTGGCGACCTGTGCGACGAAGCGGAGGAAATCATCAAGCGCATCCGACTGGACGACGCCGCCAAGGATCCGGATGCAGAGAGACGGAGAATCGTGGATGCGTTCTCTGCAATCGGCGTCACAGCTACCGATCTGACCGGATATTTGGGGCACGACCTTGGAAAATGCTCTCCCGCGCAACTCGTCACGCTTCGCGGAATCTATGGGGCGATCAAGGATGGGGAGGCTACTTGGAAGTCTGTCATGGACAACAAAGCTGAGCAGGAAGGCTCTGGTGGATCAGGCGGTACCAGCAATGGCGCGAAACCCGCATGCACCCCCGAGAGCTTTGAGAAGCAGAAGGCCGGATGGAAGGCCGCCATCGAGTCCGGAAAAAAGACCGCTAATGCGCTTATCGCGACGATCCAGACCAAGGAGACGCTGAGCAAAGACCAGCAGGTCGAGATCGCCTCGTGGACCCCAGCAAAGGCAGGTGAATAGCATGCAAATCCACGACCTTACACAAGGAAGTAGCGAGTGGCATGCACACCGCTCGAATTACTGGAACGCAAGCGACGCCCCGGCAATGATGGGGGTATCGAAGTACAAGACGCGCGCCGAATTGCTTCACGAAAGGCATACCGGCATTGCTCCTGACGTGGACGCTGCCACCCAGCGGCGTTTCGACGAGGGGCACCGTTTCGAGGCCCTGGCCCGTTTGCTGGCCGAGGAAATAATCGGAGAGTCCCTGTACCCCGTCACGGGGACGGAAGGCAGGTTCTCTGCCAGCTTCGACGGTCTGACGATGCTCGAGGACGTGATCTACGAGCACAAGCGCCTGAATGATTCTATCCGTGCGGCCGCTACCGTTGACGACCTGGACCAGATGTACCACGTCCAGATGGAGCAACAGTGCCTTGTTTCGGGGGCGACAAAGGTTTTATTCCTGGCTACGAATTGGGATGAGCAGGGAAACCTGCTGGAAGAGAAACACTTCTGGTATGAGCCGAATTTGGAGTTGCGCGAGCGCATTGTTCAAGGATGGTCACAGTTCGAGATGGACTTCGCCACTTACGTCCCCGTAATCCATGCGGACAAGCCCCGTGCTGACGCCATCATGCAGCTTCCCGCCCTGGCGGTGCAGATACGCGGGGAAGTGCTGGCCAGCAATCTTCCTGACTTCGAGCATGCTGCCGCCCGCTTCCTGACCGGCATCAATACCGACCTGCAGAGCGATGAAGATTTCGCCAACGCGGAAGCCACAGTCAAGTTCTGCGACGAGGTTGAGAAGAACCTGGCTGTCACAAAAAAAATGGTTATTGCTCAGGCCGCTGACATCGACGATGTGGTGCGCCGCATCGACCTGGTGTGCGAGGAAGTGCGCGGCAAGCGGCTCACGCTGGACAAGCTGGTGAAGAGCCAGAAGGAAACCATCAAGAACGGCATCGTCGCCGAAGGCCGGCTGAAATTCGCTGATCACGTGGCGGCGTTGGAAGCGGAGATAAAACCGATCCGCCTAGTATATCTGCAGCCTGACTTCCAGGGAGCAATCAAGAACAAGCGAACCCTGGCGAGCCTTCATGACGCCGTAGACTCCACCCTGGCTAATGCAAAGATCGCCACCGATGCGATAGCAAAGGACGTACGCGCAAAGCTGGCTTGGTACCGCGAGTACGCAAAAGGTCACGAATTCCTGTTCGCCGATCTGCAATCGATCCTCTACAAGCCCGAGGATGATTTCCAACTGCTGGTAAAAAACCGCATTGATCAGCACAAAGCGGATGAGGCCAAGAAGCTGGAAGTGGAACGTGAGCGCATCCAGGCTGAAGAGCAACGCAAGGCAGCGGCGGCAATAGCAGCGGCGCAGGCCCAGGCATCTGTTCCTCAGCCATCCCCGGCCGTCGTAATACCCCATCCAGTGCAGGCACCGGTCAAGTCTGACGCAAAGCCCGCGTACAGCCCGGCGTTGATGTCTCTTGCTCGCCACGAACTCACACATATCCGCAAGAAATATTCGGTTATCCCCGAACTGGCAGCATTAATGCGCGAGATTGATGCCTTCCTGGCATCCACAGAAGAACAGCGCGAAATGGCGGAGGCATAGCCATGATCAGCGACTACAAGCATTACGGCAACCGCCGCCGACCGATCCCATGGGCATCCATTATCAAAGGTCTGATCATCATAGCGGCCATCATCTGGATGGGGGAACGTGACCGGCAGCATGTAATCGAGAAAAATGCGCTGACCGATAAGGTCAACACGCAGGCCTACATCATCGACACGATGCCGTGCGCCGGCCTGGAAATGAGTATGCCGATTGGAAGGGTGGAATCATGAAAGGAAGGACCATCCATCCTTGGACTGCAGAAGAAGAAAGAGTCATGCGGACGATGTACGGAACGATTACGTACAGAGAAATAGCCAAAATTCTTTGTCGATCCATGAGTTCGGTAGAAGGAAAGGCAAAAGATATGCAGCTTTCTTATTCCGAAATCGAGACTCCGCAATTATTTAAAGCGAATATCCGGATTAACAAGCTCGGAAAGAATGAGCGCATCCCGCCAATACCTGGATTACTCGATCTCCTGAACAGCATGTCAGGGTGCATGGGCCCCACCACGCCACAAGTCACAAAAAAGAGAATCGCAGATACAAGGCAGTCCCAGATCAAAAGGATGCTTAGCGGCGGCATGACGGGACGCGAGATTGTGCACGAAATTGGTATACCGAAAAGCACCGTTTACCGGCACATCAAAGAGATTAGAGCATGACCTTCCGCGACACATCGGCTGACACAACTTTAGAGGAAGCGGGTATGACCGAGGATTTTAAAAGGTGGTGGTTATCCAGTAAGTATATGCAGGTGGTTTACAGTGGACCAAACCATCGTCAAATAGCGTGTGACGGTTGGGATGCCCGGCAGCCCGAGATTGATGCGCTCAAGGCCGAAGTTAAGCATTGGAAAGCCAACCATGAAAATATGGTTAACAGATCTCGAGTGTTAATCGATAGACCGGATTTGCCCCTAGAGCGAGTACAAGCGTTCCGTCAGATAGAAAGGCTTCAAGCCGAAGTGGCGCAACTCAAGGCGGAGGGTGAGCCGGTGGCTATCGTCAATTCAGTGCGAAACAGCATAGGTTTTGCAACTATAGCCATAAATGAGGGTTGCAGTTTAAACCCAGGAGATTTTCTCTACACCCGCTCGGACGACAAGCTGCGTAAGCTTGCAGAGGAATACATAGAGTATATGTGTCCAGGAGCGGATGTAGATCGAAGCTCGGCGCAAATTTTTGCCTTTCTCTATACTTACGAAAAGAAAATTCGCGCCGCGTTGGATAAATAAGTGTTCCTCACGCTTGAAGAGAAAAAATGAGTGATATTTCAGATCTTGTAAAAGTGATCGAGCGGGCAATAGATAGACCAGCGGTTCCACTTGATCTGGCCCTATGGTCAGGCGACGATATTGCGGTCTATCTGCGAAGAGACAGGCGCACGGTTATGGAAAGACTTGCTTGCTTGCCAGACTTCCCTAAAGCGATTAAACTCCCGTCTCCTTCTGGCGGTAAGGGGCAACCTTTGTGGGTGGCAAAAGAAATAATGGAGTGGGCCAGAAGCTACCAGGAAGCCTGACATTTTTTCTCTATCTGACAAATTCCTGACAAAAAATGCTGAAACGCCCTATCCATGAGGATTTTGTGTGCCTCTTCTGGGCACCACGATAAGCACGGCTATCCCCCGCCTGCTGCAATCACAAAATCCGCCCTGTAACGAACTTACCATACGGATGAATGCCGGGTACCGCGGAAAGTTTTTGTGAATCATAACTCTAAACCGGAAATGAGCGGTCAACCGCCGAATTTAGGATTATAGCAAGCAACGACAGCGGCGCACCGGGAACGGGCATTTCTGACATCCCGACACGGGAACCACAGCCCAACAACAGCCTTTTTCATTGGCCCGATATCGAATGTAGCTCAAGTTACGCTCCACCTGTCGATTTCCAGCTGTAAGATCTTACAGCTATTCAACATTCTCAATCCGTTGTTTCATAGAACGTCTTGAATCCCCGCTCACGACTGGAACAAGTGCGCTTGAGACTCGATCCGATTGCTGTTCACCTGAAACGGATCCGCAAAGAGCGGTGGATTTGCGCCATTACCGTGCACGGATCGAATCATTTTAAAAACCCGATCTCCATTAAAGTTACATGAGCCTTTAAATGAATGACGTCGTGGCGGCCTTTAACGAATACTTTGAAATAATCGACGCTAATTCTCCTGAGCTGTTGCGTACGGTATTTCGCCTGCGCTATCAGGTTTACTGTATCGAACAACGCGCTCCTGGCTTCGAAGCATCCAGCTACCCAGAGGAAATGGAGAGCGATGGCTACGATCGCCACTCCGCTCACATGCTCTTGCGGCATCGCCCCTCGGGAGCCTTCGTGGGCACCGCGCGCTTGATACTGGCTGATCCGCTCGATCCTCAAAAGCTGTTTCCCACCGAGCAACATACCAGGCTCGATCCAGCCCTCATCGATATCAAAAAACTGTCGAGGCAGGATATCGGCGAGATATCCCGATTGGTTATCGTGCGCCAATTCAACCGCCGCAGGGATGAACTGCTTCACGCATTCCAGGAGGGTGCGGCAGTGGAAAAATGGACCCCAACACGCCTGCGCCGCTTTCCCCACCCCATTCTGGCGTTGGCGGTGGGCATCATAAGAATGTCCGTGGCAAATAATGTCACTCACTGGCTATCGGTGATGGAGCCCGCGCTGAACCGGTTGCTTGGCCTTTATGGCCTGGAGCTCGATCCAGCCGGCCCGATCGTTGAGCATCACG